TCAGCTGCCGGCACTGAGCATACGTACCTCAGTCTCACGCCGGGTCACCAAGCCAGGCAAGACTTTACCGCCAGCGTAGATCCAACGCCGTAGCTCTTGCGCCGCAGCATTCCAGTCACGCTGATTGACTCTGCGACGAAGAGTAGACGTCTGCAGCCGCCCGGCCCCCAGGTTAAAACAAAAGTCCACCATCGCAGCTAATCGCTTCTCTGACTCGAGCAAGAGAACAGGGCAGCAGCGCAAGGTAGCTGCAAGCGCCTTATCCAGATCAGCAAGCAGATACGCATCAGCTTCTGCCTTGGAAATGGGCGGATGATTCGCGTTGCAAAGATGACCATAACCTATCGTCCAGAATCCAGCAGGGCAGCGGTAGGGGACAACCGTAATGACGCTACCGCGTCTGATCCTGCGTTCGAGTCCTTCAAATTGTTTAACCAAATCAGTTGCTGTTTGTGGGACTGCGATCATAGTTTTACCTTGTCAAACACACGCCCGAGAAACCAAAAATTCAATACGCCGGCCCATAGCGCCTGATCTGATTCAGTCCAGGCATGCACGATGGCAGTAATCAATCCTGCGCCAGCATTGATTGCTGCAACGAACACTGCGGACTTTGCTGCACAGTACAAGGCCATCAGCCAATAGGTAATCACAGGTCGTACACTGGAGGAGAGTGCATCCACCCAGCGTACGGTGCTTGATTCGCCTTGCGCGCGTATGGCTTCACGCAGGCTGGCCAGCGCTCCCGTATTCCACGCCGCATCTGCATTCGCACCGATCTCAGCCATACGTTGCGCACCGCGCAGCTTTTCGAATTCGAGTGCCTTGTCCTGCATAGCCAGTTCATGATGGCGCTCGCCCTGACGGTCCAGCCATTTGAGTAATTCTGGTGCTAACCGGAACACGCCTCCGAGCAGTCCCCCAAAAAGTGTCTCGATCACTATTCACCTCTGTGTATTGTTAATTTATCTAACGCAAATGCCGTGCGCTCCGGAGGTCTGCCCGGAGTAAGTTCTGCTCTCGTTCGTCCTCTATAAACATCATCTATTTAGCTTGTATTGCCTGAGAGTCGTCGATCATTCGCTCAAAAGAAATGGAATGTCTCTGCAGGCTAACGACACCATTGCGGTCCGCTTCAAGTTCAATGCGCAAGGATGTATTGGGCCTGCCCAATCCGGACTCGGTAGTGTCATCGGCCAGGCTATAGCTCTGACTGGCTTCGCTCAAACCACGGTAGGTACGGCACAGCTTGCCGGTTTCTCCATAGATGCGCAGGGTGTAGGTCACACCGGGCTCAGGCCCGATATGTGAATAGTTTTGTGGCACGAGGTTCACTGTTTGGCTCAGCCTGTCACGGTGAGACCAACTGATCAACAGGTCACCTTTGACTTGCTGCGGGTAGGACAGACCGTTAATTCTGACGTTGCCGGGCGGGTAGGGACGGTTTTGTCGGCGCTGCATGGTGAGTGAGTCAGTTGGTGCGCTCTCCAGTGCCAACGATCCTTTACCTGTGACGGTGAGCAGCCGTGCATTGACGTTTTCTCCTGCTGCATACTCAGTCTGATCCGTACCTTGGGTGCCATCGGCAAACCAGATCCGGCTGCCGTTTGCATGCTTAACCGGTACCGTGTCGAGAATTCCTCGCCCCAACGTCAGACTGCAACTGATGGCATTGAGCGCGCTGATCTGAACAACTTCGTTGCCGATGTAGGCATAGCTGCCGACGGTCACCAGATCGATATCCAGTTCACTGTGGTAGCTGGCGATACTGATCGTCTCCTGTGACAGTGCCGTAGCCAGCACAGCAGTCGGACAAAACTCGCCCTGTCCGCGTTGCTGATAGCCGGTCGCTGAGCTTGTCTTGCTGTACAGGTCATAGTTCATCGCGCCGGGAGCCGGACGCACACCGAAGCTCTGCATGAAGCAGGTGCTCGCATCCAGATAATCCAGCTCGGATGCTGACAGCGCATGGACCAGATCCCAATACGGTGCCTCGGTCAGTCGCCGGTGAGGCATGACCGACGGTAGCGGAACAGGATCAATCCAGCCGCTTGCTTGCGATGCGGTATAGGCCGCTGAAGGTAGCCCGAACACATCTTCGACCGCATCAATACTGATCGTGCCGTTGGTCAGTGTGCCGCCGTCTATGGTGGCAATCCGCATGACTAAACTATTGATACCTAATGCCGGCCATTCGAGCTTAAAGACGTCACCCGGCGTTAAATTCCACGCGGAGCGGTTGACCTTGAGCCTGACGGTGGCCAGCGGGTTGGAGACTGCCGCCAGATCACGCATCGCTACGCGGGCAGCGAGCTGGTCTGAACAGATTCCCGGGTAGCGCCGGGTCTGAGAGACCACGGCACTCTGGGCCTGAATATTGGCAATGTCTTGTACGGTGATACTCGTATCTTTGAAGTTGTCTGGATTGGTATAGATGAGTACGACTTCGTTGGTTGTCTCGCCCCAGGCGGCACGCTGATAGCTTTCCAGTTCGATGACATTGCGCGCATTCAGGACTGGAAGCCCGGCAAGTTGGTAGTCGGCTCGAATCAGTTTCAGGATGAAGCGTCCTGTGGATGGTGAGGTAGTGAGTACAGCGCCGATATGATCGATCACTTCTTTGACGAACTGCTCGATCTTGCTCTGTTGTACCCAGATCAGGTTGAGCACGAATTCTTCCCGGAAAAGCTTATCGGCAGCCACCCGGAACGCCTCTTCATCCATACTGGCTGCGGGATAACCCATGCCCCAGGTATCATTGGTCAGACATTCATAAATGATGTGGGCTGGGTTGGCCGCTCCCTTGATTTCTGCCTGGGCACCGTTCCATTCCCGCATGCAGCGTTTCACGCGTATTGCCCATGGTTTGATATACGGATTATTGGCAGCAATGTAGAGCTGGCGTAGGATCAGGCTGAGCACGCCGCGATAGGCTGGCTGGGGGCGGCCTATCTTTGACTCGAGATAGTCATTTGGTAGCTGATCCGCTGATCCAAACGCGACATCGACTTTGCCGGAAACGCCACCTTCACGTTTGATGTCGCCGAACAATCCGGGGGCGCCGATGTGGATCTGGCCGCTGGTGCCGAGCTGGCCGCTCCAGGCGATATTCTCTCCGATCTGAATTTCGGTGATGGCATCGACCGGACCGTGGCAGATCACCAGATGCATGCCAAGGTAGTAGCGGTAGCCGATGGTCTGGGCTTTGCCGTTAGCACCCATCGTTTTCCCATGCCTGAGTTCTTGACCTGGCCACAGCGACGACTTCTTCTGCCATGCCGTCCCGAGTTGCCAGCAGTGTCGGGGCAGGGAGTCCGTGATCGAGGAAAACGCACCAGTCGAGCTGGTGTCTTTTGAACCACGCTCTTGCGCCCCGGTTGCAATAGCCCAGACTGCGCATGTCGCCGTGGGTAACCAGGATATTTTTCATTTCTTTCCTCCGTCAGATTTAATCGGCGTCGTCCGTAAATCACCGTACCAGACCACATTAGCGCTGCGTACCAGGACGGTACCGAAAACCACCGGTATCGGACGACCTTCATCCGCCGTCGGTGCGTCTAAGTCCTTGAGTTCAGCCGCTTGCGGTTGCGGCGGCTTGGGTTGTAGTGCGTACTGGATCAGTGCAGTGACGATCCATACAGCGATGTAGCTCCAGGGCATCTCAATACTTAAACGATCTGAATTCAGTAAACGGATCCGCCACCAAAGGGATTTTTGGGGGGAATAAAAGGGAAGCCGCCGAAGTTGGCGCTGTTCCCAAATTTGGCGTCACAGGTGCTCAGTGTGTGGTCGCAACCGGGATACAGCAGGATGGAATCACCCGAGGTGAGACTGGGCGGTACCGTGGACAGCGTGATGAGATCCCGCGTATGGGCGACGATCATGCGTTTCTCGGTCAGGCCACTGGCGGCCCATGTCGCAAAACCGCCCGCAAAATGTCCCTCCGGATATCCGGCTGCGGATGGCACGTTCAACACCACGCCTTCTATCCCTGCGACCTTGGCCGGGAGACGCACAATCACCGAACTGACCTGACATGACGTACCGTATAAAACATGCGGGCAGTTGCGCTGATAGAGCCGGCGCAGACCGGTCCGCTGCAAGCTGGTATAGACCGGCTCACAGTTCATTTCCGCCTCGCTCCCGCGCCATTCCACATTGAGTACACGTCCCATCCACACCGCGATGGCTTCTGCATCGTGACGGTGCAGGCGGTAGATGGTGAGCAGGGTGACCTCTGACGGTGGTGTGGCAATGAATGTGCGTACGATCTCGGCATCACGTGTCATCGAGATGCGCAGACCCGCGCGGCCCATTTCGCCGCTTTGATCGATGCTGCCGCGTTTCATCGGGATCGCCAGATAGCGCGAGGAAGCGTAACTGGTATCCTGCGCCGCACTGGTATAACACCAGGAATTGCCGCCCCGGCGGAATTCGAATAACTCAACCGGATGACCACCATCAACAGATGCTTCCTTGTCAGCGTAGCTCATCAATCCTCTCTCAGACTTTGAAGGGAAATGGAGGCCTCTGCTAATGCATCGGTGTGATGACAAATTTCGACAGCATCGCTGTCCAGACGCACCAGTTTCATAAAAGACACACTGACGATTTCCTCCGGCAACAGTGAACACCCCAATGCGTGGTCAATGGCGATCTGCTCGGCACTTGCAGACTGCACGCTCGAACCGGTAATGCGCCGGTAGTAAGTAGTGCCTGAGAGCGTCGTGATCATGATGTCGCGTCGTCCGGCAACTGCCGGTACGTTTGTGGTGTAAGCCCTGTTTTCTACCGTGATGGCAGCATCGAAGGCACTGATTGGACGCAGTACCTTCAGGTCAGCTAGAAAGCTGGGTAGCCAGAATGCGCCCAGCCTTCCTGCACGATTTTCTAACCACGTGCGAAACGCCATGATCTGGGTGCGTCCGTTGAGGAACCAGTGGTGAGTACGACGTACTGTGGCAATCCCTGAGAGGTCGTCAACCATCCTTCGGCCGGTCAGAAAGTCCAGCTCCTGACACTTGCGAGAGTAGTCAGACGCAATATCCTCAGCCCAGTTCGAGGGCGTGAGTAACACCGGATAAGCTCTGTAATCGGGTGTCTCCGGCAGATTGGGAAGCAAGTATTCATCTTCAAACTGAAAACGGACCGTAGCCTGAGCGATGGCGTTACTGAGGTAAATCAGGCCAAGTTCATTCTGAATGCGAGCGGGTAAGACCGGCAGAATTTTACTGCCTGTTGGCCAGCGCTGTATCAAGGGACTTTTGATGGTCACTGACGAAGGGAGGACGTCGGTAATCTCGGCAAATTCATACGCCATCCCGCACACCAGCCCCAGTAATCCGCCGACGGTCAAATTTTTACCTGCTGTTGTGAGTGCAATGGATGTGCTGCCAGCTAGGAGAGGTTCTGTTGCGAGGGCTACGTCGGTCCAGACCGGCAGGCCAAATATTTTGGCCTGCCAGGAAAGGAGCAGATTTTCTAAATGGACCCGTTCGCTGTCGCAGCCGACCAGGACGCTATACTCAACACTGCGTCTGGGACCAGCCCGCAGCCGCACGCGTTGTTCATGGCCAGCATGAGACTGCATCACATCAGTAAGCCACTCCAGGCGTTCAATGACTGGTCGGGTCCAGTTCGGCGCAAAAATCCAGGCAACGATACGACGTCCGCTGGCGCGCAAGCTGGCTGTGCCATGTGAGAACGTGAACAGAAAAACAGCATTCACGGTTGGTGGCCCGTCAGGTTTGACTGACAGCGTGTAAATCCGGGACTCATTGGCCGCAAACCAGGTTGGGGCAGGGATGGGGCCAAGTAGGCGCATTCCCTGCGCTCCGGTACTGACGGATGACATCAGGTGATTCGGTGTCAGTCCGGCATTCCAGATCTCAATCGTATGACTTTGCTCAGAAGCCACACTTCCGAGATCAATCAGCCCGGGCCGCAGGTGCATCCGAAAATAATAATCTTCGAAATAGCCAGGTGCCAGACGACAACGCAGTTGCCGCCGCGCCGGCACGCTGATCTGTGTCTGCCGACGGTAAGTGCCGCGCACCGCAGGCGCGGTGTCACTGGCAGCGAAAGGATAAATAGCGATAAGCGAATCTGCGTCCCTGCTCAGGTTCGGATTATGCGATCCGCCTTGTGGCCCGCCGATGCGTGCGCCCATCAGGACTGCCATGACAATGTATGTTCAGGGGCCGTCGTAGCGGACAGCGATGGCGATCGTCCCGGAGTGCGTCGCATCTTTATAGGCTGATGTGCTACGGCTCACGGTATTCTTGCGATATACCGGGGCGATAAACCAGCGTTCAGCACCGATCGTCAAGATTTGTCCGTCACTGATGTAATCGTTACGTAGCATCCTGAGATGCGGAAGTTCTGCGGCCAGTGACCAGAAATTAGATGGTTGCGCCACCATGATGTGGAGGCGTATCAGTACAGCTTCTCCGTTCCAGGCATTGGGTTGTGTCATCAGCAGAGGAGCTGCGGTAATCGAGGCACGGGCGTTGTTCGGATTGGCACTGTAGTAGCCGACTGAGTTATTCCACCAGCCGTGTCCATTGACGTTCAGGTAAATTGAACTATTTGGTACGCCGCTACCATCATTGGGCTGCCAAAACGGTGCGCCAGAGGTATGTCCGTAATAACCGCCGCTGCTACTGCCATCGACGTTCAGCGCGATACCAGCCTGGATTTTCATATCAGAAGTGGTGCTGCCCCATTGCCACACTGCATTGCCTAGCACACCAAAACTGTTCGCCTGACCCAGTGCCAGCCACTGCCACCACATCAGTTGGTAATTCACCGCGACAATGATCTCATCAGGCGCGGTATGCACAAAGATATGGTAGGTCAGTGGGTAGCTCAGCAGTGTATTGCCGGCATAACCGAGGCGATCAGTGATCCCTGTTTTTTGAGGAGCGGGAGAGACCAGTGTGTTGCCCGAATAACCGATAGCCAACTGGACCAGAAGATTGCAGTCACTGGACGTCAGCTGTCCATTGATGTCACCTTTGCACAGTATGTGGTTGCTGTTATCCCAGCGCCAGCCATGATCGGTAGCGAGACTGACTACGGCATTACACAGATCTGCGGCGCTATTGGCGATTCCGGTGACATAAGGCATCAGGAAAGCTCCAGTGCGAAGTAGTCGCCAAACGAGGTTCGGCTGACGTCTTGCAGGACTACATAGTTTTTGCCATCAATGACGAGGGTATTTTCAGAGACATTGTTAAATCCCGTGATGTGGTAAATCCCATCGAGCACACCGTAGATATTCTTTGCGTCATACAGAATGACCGGGTACAAAGCGTAGGTATCTTCTGTCGGTCGGCAGTTATGGGCTAATATCGGCAGGACCCATGATGCGTCGGTTGGTGAGCACCACGGCGTTGCCTGTGGCGTCTTCCAGCTGCCATCGTTGAAATGCATGCGAAGATTGTTGCGTTGACCTTTCCATGGCATGGTGTGGGTAATTTCCGAGTAGCGGGTGGCCGACACGGTGCTCAGCATACCTGCCGCGAATAAAGGCTGGGGATATTGGCCGGGTGATGCATACGGAAAAAATTTACCAATCCCGAACGACTCATAGACCGGTGTACCGACTTTCATGGCCACATTCAGGCGCTGTCCGTTCACAGCGAGCCAGTAGTCGATACGCAGATTATGGGCCGGTACCCCGAGTACCGGTGAAATTCCCGGCTGGGTCAGAAATGCATTGGCAGCGACATAACCTTTCATGGTGGCTACCGCCAGATTGTAGTAATCCGCATCATGGTCCTGATAGCAATAGATGCCGCAAAAGATTTGTTCACGACTGGACAAACCCGGCGCCATCATAATCAGTTCGTGGAGGTTACTGTCATAGCGCAGGATGGTCCAGCCTTCCGTCTGACAGGCATCCCGGATTGCTTCGAGCATCTTGAAATGCGCCAGCATCATCGTGTTGTCAACATAATCAATGTAAGCTGTCATGGTGAGTCTCCTTCAATTTAGCCAAGTACCTGCCGGACGGCACCGGCGTTACGCTGCAAAATGTTGAGAATAGTTTTTTCTCCTGCCGATGAGGTCAGATAATCGGCAGCCATTGCCGGATCAATCACATTGACGATACGCATGGACTGACCCGTCGTCTGTGCCGGGGAAGACGCGGGCGCAGGCACTAGTCCTCCGGCAGCAAACTTCCGTATCGGACCGGCCACCTCAGGGCCTGTGGACAGACCATTGATGCCCTGCAAAAATGCCACGCCGACCCGTTTCACTGCTGCGGCATTGAGAACGTATTCCCCTGCAGATAAGCGCGCCGGAACCGAGTCGCTAGTCGATGTGCCGGGGCCGGTCACCAACCCGCCACTGGCGAATCCTTTGAGTAAGGATGAGAACAGTGCACCCATTCCACCCACGCTACCAGCACCGCCAGTAACACCTGTGCCTCCTGGAGCGGCCCCGAATAAGCTCCCGATCAAGGCATCGGCGAGTTTTTGGGAGGCGATACGATTGATCGAGGTAAGCACGGACTTGGTAAAACCGGCAAAGGCATCCTGCGCAGACTTGGCACCGCTGCCGAACTCAGTGAACATCTGCGTGAGTCCGTCGTGAAGCGAAGCGTCAATTGCCACAGCGACCTGATCCACGACCAGTCTGAGCTGTGTAATTTCGTTTTTCCAAGCCTGAACGTGTGTCAGCGCCTGCGGGCCGATGGCGGCCGCACTGGCTTCAAGTTGTGGCAATAATGCCTCGAGTGCGACGCCTGTTTCCCGGTGTAACGCCAGGATTTGTGACCGTGCCTGTGACTCGCTGAGTAAGCCGGATTGCCGCTGCAGGTTGATGGCTTCCTCGCTGGCGCGCATGCGGCTGAGTGTCTCGTTGAACTGACGCTCGTAGGCGGCCAGATCTGCTGCCGCCACTTTGACATCAATGAGCCGGGATACGGCGGCTTGTCCTTCAGTATCTCCCTCTGCCTGCAAGCGTTCGATCAGTGATTGATATTGGCGTCCGATAGCATCTCGTCTGTCCTCTGCGGTGGCTGTGCCGGTGAGATCGCGTAATTCTTCGCGGACACCTCTAGGCTATGACGTCGCCAAGCGCCTGCTGGTCGTCAACGAGGCTGAAGCTGCATTGGTAAGGCGTGTCTTTGAGGACATGCTGACGGTTAGTTCGCCGACCAAGATTGCCAACAGGCTCACGGAAGAGGGGATCACCACCAAGGCCTGGACCACGCAAGAGGGGCAAGTTCGCCCGGGCCGACGTATCAGCACGAGGTATGTGCAGAAGCTGTTATGTAACCGTGTCTACCTGGGTGAAATGCCGCATAAGGGTACCTGGTACCCGGGAGTACATCAGGCCATCATCGACCCGGAGTTATGGAGCCGGGTTGAGACGTTAATATCCATCGATGGCCATGCGCGGTCAGTAGAAACCAAAATCCGGTCACGCTCTGATGCGCTACTGCGCGGCCTGCTATACACGCCCTCAGGGGAACGGATGTATTCGACCTACTCGCGCAAGAGCAGTGACAAGAACACACGCAAGTATTACTACTACGTATCAAAATCGGAGGCGAGGTTCGGTGCCGCTGGTAAGAGTCACCAGCGTCTTCCTGCGCCAGAGATAGAAGCTGCAGTTGTTGCCCAGATCCGTTCAGTTCTTACAAGCCCAGAAGCGGTTGCAGCAGTAGTGAGCCATATCCAGCGCAACGGCGCACAAGTCGATGAGGCGACGATCGTGCTTGCAATGGGCCGACTCAACAATGTCTGGGATCAATTGTTCCAGGTAGAGCGCCATCGCATCGTGAACCTGATGATTGAGCGTATTGATCTGGTTCATCTTGGAGAGATCCAGGGGATCAAGGTGAAATGGCGTGAGCTGGGCTGGAATACACTGATCGCGGAATTCTCTTCTGGCAGTATCGGTGCCGAACTGCTGGAGGTCGATAAATGATTAGCAAGGATATGCCAAGCTTTGTGCCACTGACGTTGCGTCGTCGAGGCATAAAACACGTGAATGCCGACAACCGTGTTCATGACGCTACGTTGCTAACCGGCGTAGGCCGTGCTTTTTATTGGCAGTATTTGCTTGATACAGGCGTCATGCCGAGCGCTCGGGCAATTGCCAGAGCCGAGAATCTGCACCACACCGTGGTTTGCGAACTCCTGCGTTTGACTTTACTTGCTCCCGATATTATTGAGCAATTCATGACAGGGGAACAGCCACGGAGCTTGACGTTGACGTGGTTTCAGCGGTGTTGGCTGAAGGTCGACTGGCATGTCCAGCGACAGCTTATTGCCAGCTTTGAGGAAGATGTATGAGTTTTAAGCATCGAGGGAAAATTACAGGTAAAGCTATGGCGTATGAGATACCACTGCCAGCAGGCGGAGTGCAGATTGAGACATTTATGCCATGGATGCTGGTGCGACGAGAGGTGAAGAGGGCGGTTATTACGCCGTTGGATCCAACACAGGATTTGGCAGGTAAGGTGAAACGAACGCGACATCTTGACGAGTATAGTGATGTTAGCCGGATCCTAAGAGCAGTAGGTCTCTCACATTACTGGCAACGCTTACTGCATGATGGAGCTGTCAAGTCGGTGACCGAGATCGCGGCTGCTGAGGGTCTTGATCTGGGTAGGGCCAGCAGAATAGCCAGATTGGCACAGTTGGCCCCTGAACTGATTGAATCTATCTTAGCTGGTCATGAGCACTTATACGGTAGTCAGCTTTTGCGACGAAAAATATCGTTCTCCTGGCATGCCCAGTGCCAACTACTGCCGGCCTGTCGAGGCTGAAAATGGAGCAATTTCACTGTGCGGCAGGCTTTACACATGCTCGTCTGACTTGTCACTAGGGGATAGTTCAAGCTCTGTAGCTAGCGCTAATATTTAAAAGGACTTGTTATCGATAAGGCACAAGTCCTTTTTTGTTTCGTGTATCGCTGGCCATTCAACTAATCCACCCGTATTTCAATGTTGTATTCCAGCTATTTTTCGAGTGTAAGTTTTCGTATTGGTGGAAAATATTTTCAGTTGCTATAATCTAAGCGCACATACACAAGCTTTTGCATACTGTTTTGATTTTCTATCATTTTACAACTGCTGTCGGTGCACGAGAAATCGTCAGAACAAGCGAAATTCAATTGGGCAGACTGCCCGCGTTTGAAAAAGAGCTGTCCGCACGATCCGGAGTTTCGCTTACAACGTCGGACCAACCAGATGGGCATGGTCTTCCAGACGGAAGAAAAGTCAGCGACCAAGAGTTTCAATATCTACTGAAGAATGCACCGGCCAACTTCGCTTTGGATCCAGATGGCAATGGGGGCTATTTTTGTGTAGACCACACGGAAGTTAGGCTGGAAATCGACATCCCCGATGCTCTTTGGGGAGAATATAGAGTTAAGAGAGTCATTGACTCATATGACCCTATTCAGCTCCTAGCAATGGACGTTACGGCTCATTTCCCATTAGGCGTGTACAGTGATGAGGAAATGCTTGAAACAATCGAGTCATTGCATACTGGAAGACTTGTTGCTAAGTCACCTACGTGGTGGTGGTCAGAAAAGGCAATTCCAATTTCTATGATCAAGACTGCAGCGATAAAATTTCAGGGACAGTACCAAGTATTACTGGCTGAAGAGTTCATCGCTGAAGTAAGGGCTTCGCTCGCCGATTAGACTTGCACTTACAATTCGTAATCAGGGAGCAAGTCCTCGAGCCAGTATTCAAAAAGACTATTGTTATAAATTAGAGTTAGCTAAATTATTTATCGCTAGGTTCTGCTTTGTTTTTTAGCGAAAGTTTTACATTGAATTGCGATTTAAGCCAATCAACCAATAGCTGTTTAGCATTACTCTCTTCAAGAACATCTTGCATAAATTGCTGTTGTAATAGTTCTTGAAGTGGGGATCCCTAGCTTTTGCGTGCTAAATACGTGCTAAGTCAGAGACAATTAAAGAGCACCCCTACAAACAAAAAAGACCACGAAAAAACATTTAGTATCAATGTCTTACGTGGTCTTTGATGGTCTTTCGTACTACCGTGTTTTGGTGGAGCCGGCGGGAATCGAACCGGGGACCACGAGGTCTTTAAAAATCAATGAGTTACGTTAGGGTTACTGAACCCTGTGGAGCATAGTTGTGTAACAGCTTGGAGTACGATCCTACCAGATTCCAGATTCCAGATTGCGTTGACGGGGGCTCATTCTTGCTCACGTTTCGGCAAACAGCATTTTGAAGCATGCATTCATTCCACTTCTTGCAAATGCGTTTTGTTCTTGGAGCTTTGTGATGATAGCCGCGAGTCGATCTGGCTCGTTTGCCATTCCGTGTAACTTGTTATCTAAGGCTCGCTGTCGAGTCGCAGCTGGAAAAGGAGCGTTGATAGCACCCAGCGCTATTAACTCCGCCTCCACTATATCCTGCGAGTTCGCATTTCTTAATAACTCAGCTTCCAAATCGTCAGGCCAAATCCAGCAATTTGCCTTTTGTAGAAGTGTCCGATAGGTTTTCACGGCACCTTGTTTCAACGCTTTCTTCAATGCAGTACGTTCCGCAACAGTTAATCCCCCCGATGAAGTAATCAGGTTTTCGACTGCTGAACCATCGAATTGAGCCATCAAGGGTGCTGCTGCATTTAATTCATCAATGAACGCGTGGACAGCTTTCGCCGCTACTTTCCCACGCTTCCTATCAACTTCAAGTTTTGATAGCAGAAGCTGGGCCGCTGCTAACAGGTCTGGCTTTTCTATGGGGGTCAACGGCAAGAAATGTGGGACCGCGCTTGAGAACACCGAGTCCCAATCAAAGACGGCACGCCATTCCACCTTCATCAAATTGAGAATCTCACAGAACTGAGCTACCCGATCTTTTCCGCCTGCCGTGATAATGAGAATATCGGCCGCGTCAATTGTCATTCCTTGGCGCAACTCATATAACGTTTGTAAGACTGTCCGATCCGTGGCACCTTCGACCACGATCACTAGTTTAGATAGCAATGGTTCAATACATTTCAGTCCGTAGGTTTCGGTGATGTAATGGAGTGTCTTCGGTGGGTACTTCGCTAAGAGGTTATCAAGAGGAAAGTAGGTCGTAGCATTACTTTTGATTCCGAGGCGTTTCAACTTAGTCAGTTCAAAATGGTTCAAAAGATATGGTGAATGGGTACTAAGGAGTACTTGATGTTGCTGACTCAACTCAATGAAATCGTCGGCTACACAACGAATCGTTGATGGATGCAAATGATTGTCCGGCTCTTCGAACATAAACAAAAGGCTACCTTCATAGGTGCTCCCGAGCTGTTTGAAAAGGTCCATGATCACTGTGCTCTGATGCCCGGTTCCCACAGAACTGAGGGGTATTTGGACATTCGCACGTTTCACCTTAAGGGATATCTGGGACGCCAGTGCATCTATTTCCATGCTGGAGAAATCTAGCTCAATCGTAGAATCACTGAGCAATTTGGATACACCGACGGAACTGTTTGATAGCACCAAACGGGCTTTGCGTTTAAAGAAGTCTTCAGCTTGTGTGCGTAGTCCATTAACGTTCCCCGCACCTTTTATTCGAAGAAGCGCTTCTTTCAGTAACCTTCTAAAAGGTTCAAGGCCGCCAGCATTGAGATCACGAATTGGAGGGACATACATGATCTGGAATCTACTCCTTAGGAGTGCAAAGTCCTGTGGGGTAGAAGAAGTTCCTATTTGTCTTGTGGTTGTTCCACTACGTAGGTACTTGAAAACGCACTTCAAGGTTCCATCCGCTTCTGCAAGCGCAGCCAAGATAGGATCACACTGCGAAAACGTCAGCTCAATAGAGATCGAAGTGCGTGCCCCAGTCCTCCATTGAGTAATGTTTTGGGCGATATCAGACGTACTAATCGTTTCCTGCAATGCAAACTGAATGGCCCGCATCACGTTCGATTTGCCGCAACTATTCGGGCCGCACACCACTGCCAGACTGTCGAAACTCAAAGATAAATCCTCAATGGACCGGAAGTTTCTTATCTTGACCTTAATGAGCTGCAT